ACCCGACCGTGGCTCGAGCCCAGGCCGCGGGACTGCACCACCCGAACTGCCGGCACTCGCTCGGCGCCTACGTGCCTGGGCTCACGCTGCCGATGGGGCACACGGCCGACCCGGTCGGCGACAAGCTGCGCCAGCAGCAGCGCCACCTCGAGCGGATGGTGCGCCAGTGGAAGCGGTCGGAGGCCATGGCCATCACGCCCGACCGCAAGCGGTTCTGCGCGGCCAAGGTGCGCGAGTGGCAGGGCAAGCTCAAGGACCACATCGACTCGAACGACCTCAAGAGGTTGCGCTACAGGGAGCAGATTTCTAGCGCCATCTAGCATGGTGTTGACGTGGGTCGGCTGGTGGTGTTGACTGTCGCCATGCTCACCGCCTGGCCGTTCGACGCCATTGACCCGTTCGCCGGTCCGGGCGGCTGGTCCGAAGGACTGCGAGCGCTTGGCCTGCGAGACCTGGGCATCGAGCTCGACGCTGCAGCGTGCGCCACCCGCTACGCCAACGGCCACGCGTCTTGGCACGCCGACGTCGAGCAGGTCGACCCGTCGGCGTTCGCCGGCGTGGCTGGGTTGATCGCCTCGCCGCCGTGCCCGGACTGGTCAGCGGCCGGCTCGCGGCTTGGTCGTGACGGCGCGTCGGGCTACCTGGTCGACGTCGTGCCACGCTGGGTCGAACAGATGCGACCCGAGTGGATCGCGTGCGAGCAGGTGCCCGGTGCGCTGCCGGTCTGGCGTGAGCACGCGCACCGCTACCGCGAGCTCGGCTACTCAACGTGGTGCGGCGTGCTCAACGCTGCCGACTTCGGCGTGCCGCAGACGCGACGGCGAGCGATCCTGATGGCGTCACGCGTGCGCTCGGTCGGACCGCCGCCACCGACGCACTCGAGGACGCCCGGCGGGTCGATGTTCGATGAACTGCTGCCGTGGGTCAGCATGGCTGACGCACTCGGCTGGGGCGCTGACGGCTCGGTCGACCGGCGCACGAACAGCAAGGGCCCGGGCTGGCGTCACGGCGGCGGCATGGTGCCCACGGCCAAGGTCGGCACCGACCGTCCGGCGCCGACGCTGACCACCAAAGCGGGCGGGCAGTGGGTGCTCGGCTTCCCGCGAAAGGCGACACCGGCGAATCGTCGGACGGCTACCGCGAGCGCGACTGGTTCCCGCTCGACGGACCGGCGCAGACGGTCACTGAGAAGGCGCGGAGTGCCGAGTTCAAGCTGCGCCCGGGTGGCACGGGCTACGCAGATGCGCACCGCCGGGACTACGACGGCGACCGAGCCGGAACCGAGGCCATCAAGATGACGCCGCGCGACGCCCTCGTGCTGCAGTCGTTCGATCCCGACTACGTGGTGACCGGTTCGAACACCAGCCAGTTCCACCAGATCGGCAACGCCGTGCCGCCGCTACTCGCTCAGCGCATCCTCGAGCGGTTGGTGTTGACGTAGGTCGGCTGGTGGTGTTGACTCGCACCATGAGAATCTACGGATGGTGTGCAGCGGTCGGGTTGGTGGCGACAGTGGTGTGCGCGAACGCAGCGCTCGACCGATGGGGCATCGTCCCCATCGGGTTCGGGCTGATGGCGCCCGCCGGCGTCTACTTCGCAGGGCTGGCGTTCGGCCTGCGCGATGTCGTCCACGAGACGATCGGTCGGTGGCCCGTGCTGGCGTGCATCGCCGTCGGCGGTGCCGTGTCCTACTTCGCATCGCCGACGTTCGCAGTAGCGTCGGCAGCGGCGTTCCTGTTCGCCGAGCTCGCTGACTTCCTGGTCTACGACCGGCTCCGCGAGCGCCAGTGGCACGCCGCTGTCGTCTGCTCGAACATCGTCGGCGCCGTCATCGACTCGGCCATCTTCCTGTGGCTCGCGTTCGGGTCGCTCGACCACATGTTCGGTCAGGTGGTCGGCAAGTCGTACATGATCGCGCTGGCGTTGCCGCTCGTCTGGCTCGCTCGCTCGAGGTACCGGCCGGTCCCGACGGTGATGGCGTGATCCACTACCACGGCGGGCCGATCACACCTGAGACATGCGCACTGCGAGCGTGGCAAGGCCGGCACGCGTTCATCCGTTGGGGCCACCACGCCCAGGTCGAGCTCGCCGCTTCGGTCTGCCAGTCGTTCGCCCTCGACAATGGCGCATTCAGCGTGTGGCGCCGTGGCGACCCACCACCACACTGGCCCGACTACTACGACTGGTGCGCCCACTGGCTCAGCCACCCGGCGTGCGACTGGGCGGTGATCCCCGACGTGATCGGCGGCACCGAGGCCGAGAACGATGCGCTGGTGGACGAGTGGCCGACCCACCTGGCGGGCGTTCCGGTCTGGCACCTCGACGAGTCACCCGAGCGTCTGGTGCGCCTGGCTGACCGGTTCCCGCGCGTGGCGCTCGGCTCGGCCGCCGAGTTCGACGTCAAGCGCCCGATGGCGGCGGTCGCCCGGCTGGCTGCCGTGCTGCCGCACATCAGCGACGACGCCGGCCGGCCGCTGGTGAAGTTGCACGGGCTGCGGATGCTCAACCCGGCGGTCATCACTCGGGTGCCGCTGGCGTCTGGCGACTCGACGAACGTCGGCCGCAACATCGGCATCGACAAGGCGTGGCGCGGATCGTACGCGCCGGCCACGAAAGAGGCGCGAGTGGACGTGCTGGTGCAGCTCATGGAATCGCACCCGACGCCCGACCGGATGGTGCCGCTCGAGCAGCCGCCGCCGACGCTGTTCGACGACGAGTCGTGATGCTCACCACCCAGCAACGCCGAAGCCTGGCATGGTCGCTGTTCGTGTTCCTGTGCATCTCGGCGGTGCTGCTCGGCGTCGAGACCTCGGGCACGCACCAGTCGGTGCGACCCACGCCGGCCGAGCTCGACGAGCCCTGACCACCCGCCGCGCTACCGTCATCGCCCATGACGAACACCAAGCGCCGGCGCTTCCCGAACCTGTCCCTTCTCGCCACGCTCGGCGTGCTGGCGCTGGTTCGGATGGCCAGCGACGCCAGCGGTGCGACGCCGCCCGCCGCACCGCCCGGCGAGCCCGGCGGCACCCCGCCCGCGACGCCGCCGGCTGGTGAGACGCCGCCCGCCGCACCGCCCGAGCCCAAGGCCGAGCAGGTCAAGTTCGACAAGGTGCAGCAAGCCGAGATCGACCGCATCGTGGCCGACGCCAAGCGCACCGCTGCCGAGAAGGCCACCAAGGAAGCCGCAGCCACGGCCAAGCAGGAAGCCGACCGGGCCAAGCTGGACGAGGTCGAACGGCTCAAGCTCGAGAACGCCGACAAGGACAAGGCCGCCGCCGACGCCACCACCAAGGCGAACCAGCGGGTGGTTCGCGTCGAGACCAAGGCCGCCGCGCTGGTGGCTGGCGTCAAGGCTGACGCCATCGCCGAGTTCATGTCGGTGGTGGACACCAGCGCCATCGAGCTCGACGACGACGGCGAGCCGAACGCCAAGGCCATCGAGAAGGCCATCAAGGTGGTGCTCGACAAGCCGACGTTCAAGGCGGCATTCATGGGCACGCCCGACGGCAAGGGCGGCGGCTCCGGTGGCGAGCACAACGGCACCGGCGGCAAGCCCAAGGCCGCCAGCCTGCAGGACGCCGTGACAGCGCACTACGCGCAGGGCTGACCGCCACGCGCTACCATCCGCAGCCAGACGAGACCGACGGGTCAGGCGCAAGCCGAAACGGGGCCCACGGGCCGAGGTGCGAAGGGCGCTCACCACGCCGAGCCGACGGGCTGTAAACGGGGCCACCTGTGGCCATGGGGCAACTGACGCCGGCACCCACCGAGCGACCCGACACAGGAGGCAGTCGTGCCCGTTTCCCTGGCCCAGGCCAAGCTCAACGCAACCGATGACATCGACATGATGGTCATCGACGAGTTCCGCAAGTCGTCCGCCCTGCTCGAGGTGCTCGAGTTCCACGACGTGGTCAACGCGTCGGGTGCCGGCGCGACGCTCACCTACGGCTACCACCGCGTGCTCACCGAGCGCGGCGCGGCGTTCCGTGCGATCAACAGCGAGTACACGCCCAGCGAGGCGACCAAGATCCGCGCGACCGTCGACCTCAAGCCGCTGGGCGGCTCGTTCCAGATCGACCGCGTGCTCGCCAACGTGGCCGCCGGCGCCGAGGTCTCGTTCCAGATGACCCAGCTGATCAAGGCGACCACCACCAAGTTCGCCGACGAGTTCATCAACGGCGACACCGGCGTGGACGCCAACGGGTTCGATGGTCTCGACAAGGCGCTGACCGGCACCTCGACCGAGATCAACGAGGGCGTCATCAACTGGACCAACCTGGATTCGTCCGGGTTCCAGAACGCCCTCGACACCATCGACGCCTTCCTGATGGTGCTCGACGGCCCGCCCACGGCGATCCTGGCGAACCAGTACGCCATCGCCAAGCTGACGTCGATCGCCCGCCGGGCCAACGTCTACCGCGAGGACCCGATCGCCAACCTGACCGGGCCCGGAGGTCGACCGATCGTCGGCAAGCGGTACGGGAACATCGCGCTCATCGACGCCGGCGACAAGCCGAACAGCGCGTCGCCGATCATCCCGATCTACGACGTCGACAGCACGAGCTACACCATCACGCACTCGGCGGGCACCGACGGCGGCACGTTCGCACTCGGCGTCGAGGTCGATGGCGAGCGCGACGTCACCGCCGCGCTGGCGTGGAACATCTCGACCGCCAACCTCGACACCGCGCTCGAGGGCCTGGACAACGTGCCGGCCGGAGCGGTCACCGTCGCCACCACCGGCGGCGCTGGCGTCGACTACACCGTGACGTTCGGCGGTGCGCTCGCCGGCGCCGACGTCGTGCTGTACGTCGACAACGACGCCCTGCTCGACACGCCGGTGCTCGAGCCGACCGTGCTGGCCGAGACCGGCAACACGGGCGGCTACACCGACATCTACGCCATCCGCGTGGGCGAGGACGGGCTCATCGGCCTGTCCATGGCGAACCAGCCGCTCGTCCAGCAGTGGCTTCCGCAGATGCAGCTGCCCGGCGCCGTGAAGACCGGCGAGGTGGAGATGGGCCCGGTGGCCGTGGCGCTCAAGGCGACCAAGGCCGCCGCGGTGCTGCGTCGGGTCAAGATCCGATGAGCCGGCCCTACAGCGGCACCATCGCCGGCGTCACCATCGAGGACGGCGAGCCCGTCGAGGATGCGGCCAACCCGCTCCCCGACGGGTTCGACGCCCAGGCGTGGACGCGCTCGGTGCGCAGCTACGCCAACCGCCACGGGCTCGCCGTCGAGAACGGCAAGCTCGTCGTGCTCGAGGCCGAGGACGTGGCGACGATCGACAGCCGCGACGTCACCACCCAGCCGGTCGGCACCAGGCTGCGCGACGCCGCGGTCAACCCGAAGCCGGTCGACTACCTGCCGCCGACCAACGCCGGCTTGGCCGACCCGCACGGCCCGCTCGTCGTCTCGCCCGGCATCCACGGCGCACCCGGTCGCCCGGTCACCCCGGGCCCGGTGGCGCCGGCCGCCGAGCAGGAGCGCGTCGAGACCGCCGATTCGGTCGAGGTGCGCGACGTCGAGGTGGCCGAGCCGCCGCGGTCGGGCTCGGGCAGCGCCAAGGACGCGTGGGTGGTCTACGCCATCAGCCAGGGCGCCGACCCCGACGAGGCTGGGCTGCTCACCCGAGACGCCCTCATCGAGCAGTACGGGAGCGCCCAGGCGTGACCACCATGCTGGACGGCGCGATCGGTTCGGACGCTGACTGCGTCCTACCGGTCGCGCCCGTTCGGCTGGCCGAGCGCAGTGCGCTCAATCATCTGCTCGACCGTCTCGACGGCCGGCGCGACGTCGGGACCGTGGTGCTCGTCGAGCAGCAGCCGCCGAACCTGGCCGAGTTCGTCGGTCGTCAGCTGCACGTCACCTGGCTGCGGGTCACCCATCGTCAGGACGCTACGTCGTGACGTCGTCTCACGCCACCGAGGCCGACCTGGTGGCCTACCTGCCCGCCGACGCGCTCGGCGGTGGAGACACGACGCGCCTGCTCGAGCGGGCGTCTCGGCGCATCGACAAGGCGTGCCGGGCGCCGTACTCCGCTCACCCGACCACCGGGCTGGCCACCGACGCATCCATCGCCGCCGCGCTGCGCGACGCCACCTGCGCACAAATCGAGTTCTGGCTCGAGGTCGGCGAGTCGGGCGATGTGGACGGGCTCGACTCGACCGAGTACAGCGTGCCCGGCTACAGCGGCACCCGCTCGCCGCGCCTGGCGCCGCGGGCACTCGACGAGCTCGAGCAGGCCGGGCTCACGCTCGTGGGTGGCAGCAGCCGCACCCGCTGGTTCGGATGGCCGTGGTGATCCCCACCGCCGTGCTGCGCCACCGAGTCGACGTCGAGCCGTTCGAGGGCACCACCGGCGCGGGCGGCGACACGTTCGGCCCGAAGCGCCGACGCGTCCCGGCGTGGGTGCAGCGCCAGTCGACCCGCGTGCGCACC